CGCGGCATCGCTCGAGGGTCTGACGGTTGGGGGTTGATGTGCTGACGTGCTTGCCGCTCATAAACTTGGCGACTCGCAAAATGCCGTTGTCGATTTCGCGGCGCACTTCGGCGTGGTAGCCGATGACGCCACGGGAGCAGTAGCCCTCACTGGCATCTTCGACGATGTAGCGCACTCCGGCGGCAGTTTGATATTGCGCGAATGGTCTGCCGCGTGAATCAGTTCCGAACAGACAGTCGTCGTGGTAGCAGGGTGATGTTCGTTGCATGTGTCTCTCTCCATGAATGTTTAAAGTCTAAATTGTTCGTTGAACAACAATTCTAGTTCTAGCATGAATTAATGTTGAACCGCAAATATTTTTTTAATGAGAGTGATTCGGAGGTACAATAAGAGCTTTACAGGTTAAACATTTCGAGGGGTGAAAAGTGGACATCGACCAGCGGTTAAACAGGATCGAAGAGAAGCTCGACAGCGTGACCGACATGCTGACCCAGCTAGGTCGAATCGAGGAGCGAGCGAGTGGCTTGGAGACCCGTGTGAACCGTCACGAGTTCCGCATTGATCTGATCGAGGGAATGCAACGAGACCACAGTGAGAAGCTGACCGGACACATCAGCAAAGGTCACGTCTGGGAACGCGCCGCGTGGATTGTTTTGGCGGCAGTCCTCAGTGCGATGGGGAAAATTTTTTAAGGCGGGAAAAAGAGAAACCGCACCCCATGTCCGGTGTGTCTATAGGGGAGTAAGGGAGGTTATGTAGTGAGTGCTGATAGGAAGCTGACAGAACGCCAGAGACGGTTCGTTGATGAGTACATGGCATGCGGTAACGGTGCAGAAGCGGCAAGACGCGCTGGTTACTCAGAAGGCATCGCCAAAGTGCAAGCCAGTGAGAACCTAACCAAACAGAACGTGAAGGCGGAAATCGACCGCAGGAGGCAGGAAATGAGCGATGAGAGTGAGGATAGACGTGCGAAATGGATCTCTCGTCTCGAAGCTCTGGCGATCGATGCAGAGAAGGATGCCGACAAGCTGAGAGCGATCGAGGGTCTATTCAAAGCGGAAGGCTGGTTAGCCCCTGATAAAGCGGAGGTTGTGAGCTTTTCTGGGTCTTTTCTGGCAGAGATTGACTTAGAAGAGGAAGAAAACCCTCCAGATTTCAATGACTTACACTAACCTGATCCAACCTTAGTCAGGTTGAACCACCCCAGAATCACCCAAATGAAGGCAGCAATCAGGGGGTTCACAGGGGGGGGGATAGGCGATCTCAGACCCCCGACGCTCGACCCACGGTTCCATTGGGGTCATGGGGAACCCTACGGGGGGGTATGACGTTTTTAGGGGGGGCGGTGCTTATGAGAGTACCCACCCAAAAAATAGGAGCAAGAAAATGTGGAGGTTTTTGCTGTTGTTACTAGCTGGATGCGCTTCTCAACCGAAGGGCATCTGTCTTGACTGGGATGTAAGAGAGGAAGTGCGGGAAAAATGCATACCACTCTACGGTCAACTGATCTGTGCAGAGCAAATCGTCCACACCTACCAATGCGTTTTGAGGGCTGAAGATGGCAACGCCGAGAAAAGGGAAAGCGAAAGTTAAAGTCACCTCGTCTGGGAAGAAGGTTTCTTACGGACAGGCGGGGAAAGCAAAAGATGGGGGACCCAGAGTACGTGCCGGAACATCGAAAGGTGACTCTTACTGCGCTCGTTCGCTGGGTATTAAGAAGCGTCTACCGAAGAGTAAGCAAAATGACCCAAACACACCCAACAATCTATCCAGAAAGCGCTGGAAGTGTTCCGGTGCTAAGTCGAGGAAGTAACTATGCCTAGCAAAAATGCAAAAACTCGCCGTGCGCCTGTTAAAAAGCCTGCAAAAAATCCTCCAAAAACTGAGGTCTATAAGGGAACAGTCCGCGTTAAGCGAAATGCCGCCCTTACAGGCAAGCCAGCAGGTACACGAACGCGGAAATACACAATCACCGCAACAGACACGACGAAACGAAAGAAGTGAGGCTGGTATGGAGATCACTCTAGAGCGTTTTTGTTACCACCCAGAAGGCACTTTAGGGCTTCTGACGGTAGGTGAAGAAGAGTTCTATACCGTTGAGCGCTCATGGGAGCAAAACCTCCCACGGATCTCTTGTGTGCCTGAGGGGGAGTACGAGATGAAGCGCCGAAAGTCACCAAAGTTTGGTTGGTGCTGGGAAGTAAAAGATGTTCCCAACCGAACCTACATTTTATTCCACTCTGCAAATTTCCCCGACGAGCTACAAGGATGTATTGCTCCAGGGATGGCTCTAATGACCGATCGGATCGCTGTCTCAAGAAGTCGAGACGCGATGAAAGAAATCGAAGAACTGACTCACGAGAAAGAATGCAGCTTGGTCATAAAATTTGCGCCGTTTGCGGCACTGAAAAGCCAGTAGAGGCGTTTCCCAGTCGCAGGGGTAGTACCTGCGGGGTGTGCAACGGAAAGCTCAACAGGGAGCGTCACGGGCGCTCTTCTGAGAGTTGGTGTTCGTACCTAGCGACACAGGCAAGGAACAACGCAAAGAAGACGGACAAGGAGTTCAACATCACCGCAGAGCAGGTTTATGAGCTATGGAAGAAACAAGGTGGATTATGTGCGCTGACGCACCTTCCGATGCAACACCACCCCGCTTACAGCGATATGAATGCCTCTATGGATCGGATTGATGGGTCAGTGGGCTATGTGATCGACAACGTGCAGTTGGTGTGTTGGCGAGTAAACCAAATGAAAAACGATCAGGCGGAGAATCAGTTGATCTGGTGGGCGCGAGTACTGGTGGCGAATGACGAAAAGCATTGAAGACATAGCGCGGAAGCTGAAGCACAACTTCCCGCTTTACTCGAAGAACGTCTTAAAGATTGTAAACAAGGAAGGCGAGTCTGTTCCTTTCCGGCTCAATGTGGGTCAGCAATGGGTTCACAAAAAGTTTGAGGAGCAACTCAAAGATCAAGGCAATGTAAGAGCGCTGGTTCTGAAGGCGCGACAGACGGGGATATCGACCTATGTTGAAGGCAGGATGTTTTGGAAAGTCACTCAGAATAAAAACGCGAATGCGTTTGTACTCTCGCACCTTGCGGAAAGTACGAACTCGATTTTTAACATGGTTCGCTACTTCTATGACAATGTACCCCATCCCGCATTTGCTCCTCCTCTTGCTTCTCAGTCTTCTACCACTCTGGTCTTTGATGACATCAATTCACGATTCCGTGTGGGAACCGCTCGGTCAACACAGACTGGTCGAGGGCAGACAAACCGATTCGTCCACGGTTCAGAGGTAGCGTTCTACCCGCAAGGATCGGACATTGTTGCGGGTCTACTCCAGACGGTGGGCGGTAAAGGCTCTGAGGTTATTCTGGAATCCACGGCGAATGGCGCGGGCGGCTGGTTCTACGATCAGGTCATGAAGTCTCTGCGTGGCGAAACAGAGTGGCAGGTGTGCTTCATACCGTGGTTCTGGATGCCCGAGTACCGTCGTCGGCTCAACCCGTACTTTGAGCGCACTCCTGAGGAGGACAAGCTCGCCCAGCAACTTGGCTTGGATGACGAGCAGTTGATGTTCCGCCGCTCAAAACTTGACGAGCTAGGCTCTTCTGACTTGTTTAGGCAGGAGTATCCGTCCACCCCGCTAGAAGCATTTCTCACGTCTGGTCGCTGCTTTGTTGAGGATGTGTGTCTCCGCGATTTGGAAAATGAGATCTACACGCCAGACTTCCGTGGAGAGTTCTCTGACGGAATCCTCGCACAAGGCTCACACGGTCCCTACAGGGAGTGGCATGCGCCCGTGGAGGATAACTATGTTATTGGCGTTGACGTGGCTGAGGGGCTTGCCTACGGCGATTACAGTTGTGCTCAAGTACTAGATGGACTGGGACGGCAGGTTGCATGCTGGCATGGACATATTGACCCCTACGCATACGCTGATTTACTCGCAAATTTAGGTAAAAGATACCGAAACGCCTATGTGATCGTGGAAAGAAACAACCACGGTTTGACCACACTTCGTCGATTACAGGAGCTGAACTACCCGAATCTCTACATTGAAAGCTCGGTAGACGGCGCTTACGGCGACAAATTAACGAAACGAGGCGGCTTCCTCACCACATCGAAAACTAAACCTTTGATCATTGACAACCTTGCGGCGCTACTGCGTCAGCGGGAGTCTGGCATAGCCGATAAAGAGCTACTTAACGAGCTTCGAACCTATGTCATTGATGAGAAAGGAAGTTACAACGCGCAGTCAGGATGTTATGATGACAGGGTTATGGCTTACGCCATAGCTTTGCATGGACTCGCATCAATGCCTCGCCCAAAGAGGCTAGAAGTCAAGCGTCGTTTCAAAACGATGGACTCAGTGACGGGTTATTAACATGCTAGAAGAATTTGATGACGATCAGTTAGACGGACAGCAAGAGCAAGAGCTTAATTCGCTGGGCAGTCGGCTGTCTAAAATTTTTCAGGAATACAAAGATGCGCGTCGTGAGACCGAGCATGAGTGGCTCAAGGATCTCCGACAGTACAACGGCATCTATGAGCCAGACGTTTTACGTCATCTCAGTGAGGCGGGTCCCCGCTCAAAAGTTTTTGTGGGTCTTACGCGCACCAAGGTGATGGCGGCATACAGCCGTATCGTTGACCTGCTGTTCCAGCAAGGCGACTTGTTCTTCACCGTAACGCCTACACCTATCGCGACCATCGACCCGCTCACGGCGATGCAGATGCGCCAGATGGCAACGGAGCAGATCGTCGCGGCATCTGGGATGAACCCAGAGATGAACGCGGATTTGATTCAGGCTCGCATGGCAGAGCTTGAGTCCGAGTTCATGGACCAAGAAAAGGCAATGGCGGAGGACGCCGCCGAAAAAATGACTACCGTGATTGCCGATCAGTTGATCGAAGCAGACGCGGATCAAAAGCTGAAGGAGTCAATGCTTGAGGCATGCATCTTCGGATCGGGCGCAGTGAAAGCTGGCACGGTGAAGATCGACCGCAAGCAATCGTACACCAAGGCTTTGGGGGAAGATGGACAGCCTACGTTTGTGATGTCCATGGTAGAAGAGCCAGTGCCGGAGCTGGAGTCGGTATCGATTTTTGATCTTTACCCTGACCCCTACTGCACAACGCTCGAAGATTGCGATGGCTTGTTCCGCCGCCATGTGTTGACCCGCACCCAGTTTCGAGAACTGGTAGACCTACCAGGGTTTGATGGGGACATGGTGCGTTACCTGCTCAAGCAGAACCGTAAGGGCAATTACGTTGAAGAAGATCACGAGCGGGATCGTCGCCGCATTGCTGGCATCAATGATCATGCTGAACCCAATCGATTTGAGGTATTTGAGTATTGGGGTTCCATTGACGGATATGAGCTGAGAGACCACGGTATAGACTTGCCGGAGGGCACAGACCTTTCTGCTGACTTCCAAGCTTGTGTCTGGATGTGTGATTCGAAAATATTGAAGGTAATCATGAACCCAGTAGCGGGTTACAAGGTTCCTTACCATATCTTCCCCTACGAACGCAGTCCTCATCAGTTCTGGGGTATCGGTGTCCCCCGCATGATGCGCGACTCCCAGAGTACGATGAACGCCGCCGTGCGTATCTGGCTCGACAATTTAGCGCTTTCATCCGGTCCCATGATGGAAGTCAACACAGATCTTTTGGCTGCTGGGGAAGATCCTACAGACATACACCCATGGCGCGTCT